CAGAACCACCAACAGCGCCAGCGCCACCACCACCACCTGAAGAATTTGGCGGACTTGGGTCTCCATTTCCTCCATTTTGTCCTTGAGCTGGAGTTACTGGAGGTGTGTTTCCAGTACCACCAGTACCACTAGGTCCTCCACCGCCACCACCACCTGACCCTCCAGGGCCACCAGAAGTTGTAGGTCCTGGTGCATATGGGGCTCCACCACCGCCACCACCAGCGGCTGATGTTATTGTACTAAAAATAGATGGGTTTCCTGCAGCGTTAGGTCCAGCACCTGCTCCAACTGTAATTGGATAAGCTTGTGTTGTTATTGTAATTCTATTTCCTGGAGTAGGATATCCATCTAAAGGACTGGCTGTGTATGGAGTAACAGGATTTTTTACTTCTCTAAATCCTCCAGCTCCGGCTCCTCCTGGAGCTGGACTACTAGGATGACTACTACCACCAGCACCTACAACCATATATGATACTATATTTTGTGCTGCACAAGCTGCAAGGGCTGAAACTGTAAAAGTTCCTGGTCCTGTAAATGTATGAATTTTGCAATTTCCAGAAGTTGTTTCAGTTCCACCTGAAGCTAGTATAAAATTTGAACCTGTATCTGCAAAAACATTATCTTGAATTGATCTCCAACCAACTGTTGAATCAATATAAACTAAAGTAATTCCTTCGCCCTCTGTGCTTAAAACAACCGGACCTTCTCCACCATTAATTTTTTCTGAACCGTTTGGTGCAACTGTAAAAGAGTTTGTATCAAAAGTATTTCTATAATCTTGAAAAGAAACAATAGCACCTGCAGATCCTGCTGGTAAATTAGCAGTTACAGTTCCTCCATTTGTATCAACAAAAAATCCTTGTCCATTTACAGCTGTAAACGTTGATGTTTTAATATCACCTGTTTGCCAATCTACAGTCCCTGTTCTACCAAATCCTGTTTGTGTTGCACCAGATGCAAGGGCTACGGTTCCACCACATCTACCAATCGTAACTGCAGATCCATCCATAACAAGTGTATTACTTGCTCCTGATCCTATTGTTGTTGTAGTTCCACATCTTTGAATAATGTTAGTCCCACAAGCGTTTTGATGTTTATTTACTTTAATTGTACTTGTCATAATTATTGAAATTTATATCTGATCATTACTATACCAGATCCCCCGTTTGTACCATTAGGTGCATTTTCTGTATAAGATGAAGGTAAATTACCTCTACTACCACCACCGCCACCACCAGTGTTTGTTGTTCCATTTTTTGCTTGAGAAGCTGTAGCAGGGGGTTCATTACTTCCTTGACCACCGCCACCAGCACCACCTGCTCCTGAAGTTGTATCTGCTGATCCTCCTCCACCACCTGCAAAATATCTTGTACTAGAAACTGGACCTGATTCTCCATAACTTGGAGCTGTTGGACCAACAAATCCATCTGCAATAAAACTACCTACACCACCAGCACCACCTGTTGATTGACCTGGAGAAGTTCCACCCGCTGCTCCTGCTCCGCCACCACCAGCACCTCTTGCTGTTGGACTTACTGGAACACCACCAGGATTACCTTGAGACGGACTTACAGGAGGTGTATTACCATCTCCTGACCCTGTGTTTCCTTCGTGTGACCCACCACCACCTGATCCACCGCTTGCTGCTGTAGTTCCAGTAGAACCTGAATTAGAACCTGAACCAAAACCACCACCTGTTGAAGTAATTGTAGAAAAAACTGAATTTGCACCAGATGTTCCTGGATTAGCACCTGAACCTAAAGAAGCTCCTGCTCCTCCTGATCCAACTGTAATTGGAAAAGAAGTGGCTGTTGCTGTTAAACCCGTAGGATTTGCTAATGGAGAAGTTGTTGGTGCTGGTAAAGAATGTTGGTTAGACATTCTAAAACCACCTGCTCCACCTCCACCACCTGCCGAAGCTCCACCACCAGCTCCACCGCCAGCTACTACTAAATAGTCCATTTGATTTGGATTACCTGATGGACTTGGAGCTACAGAACAAACAGTAAAAGTTCCTGGTCCTGTAAAAATATGTGTTTTAAAATTACCACAAGTAACTATGGTTCCACCTGTAGCTTGTATAAAAGGAGGTGATCCTGTAACTGAATTGGATGTTTCTTGAACATTAATCCAACCTTCTGTTGAATCAACATATACAAAAGTTGCTGCTTGACCTTGTGTAGATAAAGTTGCACTAGCTGCAGTACCGCCGATTTTTTCTCCAGACTGGGGAGTAATTGTTAAATTATTTGTTTGAAAAGTTCTTGCATAATCTGCAACAGCTACAATTGCTCCAGCAGATCCTGAAGGTAAAGTCACAGTAAGTGCTCCACTGGTAGTATCCATAAAATAACCTCTGCCAGCCGCAGCTGCAAAACTACCTGTTTGAGGAGTTGTTTCCCATTTTACAGCTCCAATACCACCACTAAACGCTGCACCAGTTCCTAATACTACAGTGTCATTATTAGCACCTAGTGTTAAGGTAGTTCCGCATTGTGGTTCGACTGTGTTTACTTCTATCTTAGACATTAAATAACTACTACCGTTCCTGTTATAGTTTGTGTTCCAGTTATAGTTACAGGTCCAGCTAAAACTCCAGATGCAATTGTTTGATCTTGTGAAAGAGTTGTAGCATGTGTAACTAGATAATCTGTAGCTGTCATAGATGGAGACATAGCTCTCGATGCGGGTAGTGTACAAAATACATTTTTAGTACCTGCTGAAAAATCTACTTTGCTATCACTATTTGATGATGAGATAACTGTATCTCTTGATAAAGTATCAGGTGAAGCATCAGTAACTGTACCAATACCTACCTCAAACTCTCCTGCAGAATTATTTTCTATTGCATAGAAAGTTGTATTAGTTGTACCGATTCCTGAAACAAAACTTTCATAACCTTGCTCAGCTCCCGCAAGATTCAAAGTTCCTGTTCCAGTAGTTGTACTTGTTTCCTTAACTCTATCGTTAACTATTAAAGCCATTACTACTCCAAATTTTATTACGCGTCGCCGAGTCTAATAATAGCACTAGAAGAATTAGCAGTTGGAAACTGAACAACGAAATCTCCGTTTGTTGCAGTTTTTGTTCCGCCAAAATCTAGAACTAATACAGCTTCGTTACTACTACTCTTATAAATTAGTGCACCAACAGCAGACAATGTTACAGACGAAAAAGTTAAGTCTGCAAAGTCTACAAAAGCAATGTTACTAGAAACACTAACACCATTGTTAGTTAAAGCATTTCCACCTGAAGTATAGTTTGTTCCAGATGTAGAAACTTCGTTACTCGTAGTAAACGCAGTTGTTGATGTTGTTAAACCTGAAATGTCTGTGTACAGAGCAAGTTTAAAAGTTGATCCACCAGAGGAATCAAAATTAAACGTGCCTTTTAACAGGTCTGTTTTAAAAGAGTCAGGTACTACATTTGCCATTTATTTTTCTCCTTATGGTGATGGCGATTTAATCTGAGAACGAATAACGCCATCTTGATATTCGTCTCTACGTCTTCTACCTTCTTGTTCGATAGAGTACGATTTTGCAGCCCTTCTATATGACTGTTCATAGTATTGTAACAGATCCGCTGGACCTTTCAAGTATCCATATGCTTCTACCAGACATGCATACAAAAGTAAATCCTGATATTTATTGGATACATAAGTTCCTGCCGTGCTAGGTGTTCCTGAAGTTATTGTATCTGGTTGTTTTATATAAGCTAAAGTGATTTCAAACGTAGCGTTTGGTGTAGGCGCTACAACCCAAAAATTAGCGTCCCAATTTGCATAATATTTAGGTAACCCACTGGCTGTTGATGGAGTATTATAATACTCTGTCATAAAACTAGTATCTCTTTTTTCTAAAAAAACTTGATTATTAGAACTATCTTTTAATTGAACATACCTAATTGCTCTAAGATCAGATGGAATTGTAACATATCTGTTTCCAGATTGCAGATTTGATGTAGCATAAAATCTATTATCATCAGAATCTACTTCCCTATAAATTCTATTTTCAGCATTTTTAATTATTGTATTTAATACAGCAGTTGATAATACAGAGCTATCTACCTCTGTATAGTTTCTAATGTCATCTTGTAAATTTGTAAGTGTGTATGCCATTATGGTGATAGTGTAACCGGACCGGCCGATATACTTCCTCCTCCTATATCTGTGCTTGCAGTTGCTGTGCCTGCAGCCGTAAATGTATAATTATTAGCATCAACTTTAGTAATTGTAAATCCAGCAGATTTATTTATATCTGCACTTGTTATTCCAAAGCTACCTTCACCATCTCTAAATCTAACTACATCACTTGTAGATCTACCGTGGTTTTCTTCAAATACAGTTACAGTTGTAGAACCATTTGTAATTTTTAAAGGATTTAAAGTTAAAAGTCTTGCAACAGCAGGCTCTGTTCTATCTGGTCTTGCATTTAATAAACCTTGAGGATCTGCTGAATATGGTTTTGGTTCTAATTGTGGATGTTTAGGTTCAAACTCTGATATGTGAACTCTTGCACCATTCCATTCTATTACCATTTCAGAATATGGAAATTCTTGCCCAGATCTATCTGATATAAATTTTGCATATTTACCTGAAGATAAATTTGACATTATGCCTCCGGATAATAAACTTTAGGACTAATATAAGTGCTTGAAGAAGAACCGTCCTCTTGTAGTGCTCTTTGTAATTCATCTTCATATAACATCTTTAGCATTTGAACTCTTTCAGGTGCATTTTTAATTGCAATATAATATGCTAAACCTGCAGTCATACATGGTACAAATCTATATGGTACGTCTGCATCGTTAGTATAATCTCCTGCATCTTGAATTCTTTTTACATAATAATAATTTAAAAATTTACCTGCTTCAGAACTACCAGGAGTTAAATATAAAGTAATTGTAATCTTATCTATAAATCTTTGAACAAAATATTGTGATGGTGTTCCTGTAGATGTTTTATTAGATAATGCTTGGTATTGAGATCTATTTATTTTTGTAAGAGGTGTGTCTACGTTAGAATTTCTATAAGATGCTTCTAATATATCATCAACACCATAAACAGCAGTTGTGCTTGAAGTTCCATCTGTTGTAGCCCTAAACATTGTGTACTCTGCTTGATCTGCAACTAATGTAATATTATTATTTGCAACTTCCCAATAATGTAAACCTCTATTAGCCCATTCTTGAAATAATATATTTAAAGATCTTCTTGCAGATTTTAATTGATAACCAGATACGCCTTGTATTCCTAATCTTTCAAACGCTTCTTCAACAATATCAGCGATAGAAAAACCTTTTTCAAAAACTGTTGTACCAGAGGTAGTGTTAGCCATTTAACCTCCTACTTATCAATCAATAAAGTAGCTGCGTCTATATTTGTAATAGTAGAAACTTTCATTCCACCTGGAAACAATATTCCGTCTTCAGGGATATTCATTGAAAAAACATCTCCAGTAGGAACGTCAGCTTGGAACAAAGTTGTGCTATCAGTATTATCTTGAAGTATAATAGTTCCAGCACCTCCTCCATCTGATGCTAAAACAATTCCTCTTAGTCTAGTTCTTCCAGCAAATACTGCTCCTGTACCTGTAACTCTAACTGATTTTACATCACTTTTCATAATTTATATTCTCCTAAATTTATGTGGGGCCAAAGCCCCACATTAAATTAATTATTAACCTTCTAAGCCAGCGTCAACAACTGTGTATGTAAATACACCAGTTACTGTTCCGCCTGTAGCTGCAGATGAACCAACTTTACCTGTTACAGTAGTTGCAGCAGATATACCACCCGCAACGACTAATGCACCATCGGCTCCTTTTAAAGAACCTTTAGTATCACAGTCTACTTCGTTGAAGAAACCATCGTCGTCTGCAGATGATCCAATATCAACTGTTGGGTTAGTACCACCTGTTGCTCCGCCAATAGTCATGAAAGAAACTGGCACAGCACCTTCTGGTAAAACAAAAGTTTCACCTGAAGAAGATGAAGATCCAATTCTTACATTTGTAGCTGACGCTGCAGTTGGGTCAAATGAAATAACTTCTGATAAAGTTACAACACTTGGTGTTGCATTTCCTTTTCCAGCACCGCCGTTTGATCTAACGATACCTTGGAATGTAGTTGTAGCCATAGTATTATCCTCCTAATTACGTTTACATAGTCTTTAGGCCGTCGACTATACGCGTCTATGTAAACTTTAATGTATAGTAATTATTTTATATACTAGATTTGAGTAGAGCGCAAGAGAGCCTGTGATGTGGATTGGATTTTTCCAACAATGTAGCTTTTTACTAAGTAGCTACTGAAACTTGAGGAGCCGCAGCGTCTATTCTATTTTGTGCATCAGCTTTTTGTGCCTCTGCTATTTTGATCTGGCTAATTACTTCTCTGACTTTTCTGTCAATCTTAACCATATCGAGAGTATATCTACCCTCTTTCAGATGCTCCTGCTCCCA